AAAGTCATATTATTTTCAGCTGTTGTTCCAATAAGTGGTAAAGGTAAGCCAAAAGTATTTCCAATTCTTACAAAAACAGTTACCATTTTAATATTAATATTACTATCATAATTAATATATTTATCTCCAGCTGATGAAGGCAAAGCTCCAAAAGTTATAACTTTTCTATATAAAGGCTCTCCATTAATCCAACTTCCAATTGTCTGTTCAGTTGTTGAATAAATATCTTGAGCAAAATCATAAACCGCTTTAGCTGAAGGCACTTTTGTATCAGTAGAACTTGAAGAAATGCTTGTTACAATATCACTATTTTTTAATATGTCAGTTTCTTCTATTTCTGAATAAATCCAGCCAATAGATGAATCAACATAAGCAAGCATAGCTGAAAAATAGTAGTCTGGCTGTGTTCCAGTAACATGAAACGTTTTATTAGTATCATTATAATAACAAATTGCATTACTTACACCATAGCCTATATTTAAAGAACTATTTCTATAATAAGAAACAGCTTTAGTAAAATAATAGCCAGTTGTAAGACTTTTATTATTAGTTCCGTCCATATTAAATATTAATTCAGAATCTAGTTCTGTATAAAAACCAGCTCCAGCATTTTGTAAAGCATTATAAACAGCTTGTGAAGTTGGAATTTTATCTCTAGAATTTGTAAGAGTATTTTCAATTCTTTCATTTTGGTAAATATTCCATGTTCCAGATTCTAAAGCAACTATATTGAAATCGCCATAAAAAGTAGTATTTGAAGAATCATAATAAATAATTTCACCACTATTAAAAATAATATTTGAAGGCGAAGCCGAGCCAACATAAATAGGAACGTCCAAAACATAAAGTCCAGTAGTCAAAGTTGGAGTAGTATTTGCAAGAAGTGTAATAGATGAAGTTAGTTTAGTAACTGAAGCTCCACCGCCAGAAATTTCTGTAATCTTTAAGCATTGAAGAAGATTAAATATGCCATTAAAGTTGGTAAACTGAAAATAAATATAATCAGCTTCTTCTGGAATATCAACTTTAAGTCCGCCATTAACTATAATATTCAATTTTGAATGCGTTAGAAGATATTCTGTTCCATTACGATTTTCAGTAGTAAACCATATATAAGAGCCATTACATTCGCCAAAAACTCTAAAAATAGAGCTATAACCTAAATTTGTAGCAATTTTAACATATCTAGAAGTTGAATCTTCAATAGGTGCTGGAAGGGGAGCGTCTTCGCTCATTCCAATAAATAATCCTTGTTGAGCATTAGTTAAAAGATTTTCATAATTAAAATTATTTTCTAAAAGAGTATCTAAATCATATTTATAAGCGTATAAATCTTTATTAATATCATCAAAATCTTGATTAATACCTTCTCCAGATAGATATTCTTTAAGTTCAGCTTGATAATCACCAATATCAAAGAAGTTAATAATTAAATAACCACCAGTTAAAGCTTCAAAATAGCCATGCTCTATTTCATTATTAGTAGAAAAAGTAAGCTGAAGTTTATTTGCTTCATCAACTTTATATAAGTCATAATTTCCGTATATATCAAAATATGAGCCTTTTCCAACATTATAAACTAAAAAGCAAGCGTTATCATAATCGGCTGTTGGAATATTTAAAGGAACAATATCATTAATTTGATAACTTCCAATATCAGCTATTTTTCCAGCGTTAGTAGTGTGATAAACGTCAAAAGTTCTATCAACTTCTAATAAATCTTGAAGCTTTAGTTCTCTGGCTGTAGAATCTCCTATTAAAGTTATGCCATTTATAGAAGGCTTATGTTCCAAATCTCTATAATCTGATGTCCCGCCAGTACCGCCACCAGTAGCTGAAATAGTATTTCCAACAATTCTAATACCAGAGCCAGCTGTAAGTTTTCCCTGAATACCTAAATCAGTAAGTGATTTGTTGCCAGCTAACGTTACACCATTAATAGCTGGCTTATTAAGTAAATAGTTATAATTATCAAGTCCTAGCTCAGAAGCGTTAATATTTCCTTCTAACGTTACTCCATTAATAGAAGGCTTATTTTCTAGCATATTATAATTATAGTTTCCAGATTCTATTTTTAAATTTTCTATTTGTTGACATAACCAAAGAATTTGTTCTTCATAGCTCATAGCTTCACGATAAGATGAAGGAATAGTTCCAAATTTATTATACCAATTAAATTTAAACATATAAAACCACCTTTCTAATACAATGCAAAGAATAATGGACGTAAATCTTCAATTATTCTTTCGTATATATTTATAATATTTTTTCTATATTCAGCAATTAGTTTTGATTTTGTTTCTTTATAATCATAACCTACATGCGTTCTAGTATATTCTTCATAAGCGTCAGAGTTATTTTGAGAATTTCTATTTTCACTCATACTTTGAGAAAATGTTTCATTTTGTGTTTTTCTTTCTGTATTAGATAAGCTATTAGAAGAAGTTGAATGTGTAAAATCTTGTATTTCTGATTCTGATTCATTAGCCGAAGTAGAAGAAGCATAATTTCCGCTGAAGTATTTGTTGTTTTGAAATCTGTCCGCTGTGGAGTATCTGAAGCAACATTTAATGAAGAAGCGTTATTATATGAAGAAGAATTAGAATCGCCTCGCGTTTCAGAAGTTCCAGAAGAAGAATTATTATTTGTGGTAGTTCCTTCTGTATCATTAGTTTGAGAGTTAACTTCATTTCCAGTTCTTTTTTCATTTTTGATTTTCTCTAATTTTTCTGTAATATTAATAGTTTGAATGTCTAAAGGGTTATAAGTAAGTGAAGCTGAATAAATAAGTGGAGCATAAGTTCCGCATAATTTCACGAAGTTTAGTTATTACAAAATGTTTAAACATTTCTGGAGTTTCAAACGCTATTTCACTAAAATAATAATGATTAAGTATCATTTCAGCCAGCGTGTCGGGAGAAAATACTTTTAAATAGCCTATTGTTGAAACTTCATCAATTGTTAAATAATCATATAAAGAATAAGACTTAAACCAATTTAAAACGCTTTGTTTTCCATAAACGTCGCAAACACGTTTTAAAGTAACTGTATAATCACTCATTTTTTTCACCTTCTTCCATTATATAATCTGAAGCTGTTGAATCAAAAGTTTTAATAGCATTCGTTAAATCTGAACGAACTCTAACGTCTATGGCGTTTTCTCCAGTTAAGCCAAAAAGTTCATTAAACTGTTTGCAAGCTTCTTTTCTAACCAATAAACGATTCTGAAGATTAAGATTAACAAGCTCATTATTTGCGTTAGCTTCTTCTTTAACAAGTCTTTCACGCTTTTCTACATTAATGTTATTGATTCCAAGAAAAGTCAAAGCTTCGTTCCAAATCTCTTTTTTGTACTCCATAACCTTATCAGCTATGAATGGAGCGTCAGTTTTCAAAGCTCTTAAAGTATCAGTTCCAAGCTGTTTTTTATCAGCATAAATAACTGGCTCGTTTCCGTCATACTTTTCAAATAGATTTTTCATAGCAAGCTTTAAAGATTCATCTCCAACTATTAAAACTGGAGTTTTTTGAGCCTTTATATTAGTATCGCAAGTTCTTTCAGCTTCATATAAACGCCAAGCAAAAAGCCTTAAAGTTGGCTCTGTTGGAATCATATCTTGATTATTTTTAACCAAAACGCAATAATCATATTCTGTAGTATTTTCATCTAAAAAGCCATTATATAATTTTCTATCTTCATTTAAAGAATCAGTAGAAAAGCAATTTATAGAAGAAGGAAGCATATAAATATTTAAATCTGATGAGCCGACAGCTTTAGCATTTATGAAGCCATAATCTTTAGTTTTTAAAAGTGAAGCTTTTCCAAATTCGTAAAGACAGCGTTCTAGAAATTGAGCATTCATTGAAGAAGGTAAATTAATCCATTCAAATTGAGAAATAGCAACTTGCCTTAAACGTTCAAGATAATTTAAATATGTTTCAGTATTTAATAAGCTAGAATCAATAAATTCACGATTCACATTTTTATTTTTACATTTCAAATTTTTCACCACCTTTAAACAATAACATTAATAACGTCATAATCAAGAAAATGTTCAGTAGAATGCCAAAATGTAACGCCATTGTTAAGCATTTCTTTATATTCATTTAAATACTTTTCTGGAATTAAATCGCCTTCAACTATTGAATCAATAGTTTTAACATAGTTATAAAATTGCCTTCCAAAAATATTCGGAGTTTTTAAGCGATTAACTTTATAGCCAAATTTTGTAAAGAAGTCATCAATGATTCTAGCAAACTCTTTATTAATAGATTTTTTATAGAAGTAAAATCCATTTTGGTCTTGAGCCGTATTAATATCAGCTCCATTAATATTTCCACGAGCTGAATCTGGAAGCATTTTATGGTCATACATTTGTTTAGCAACATTTAAAGTATTAGTTAAGCCATTAATTGTTCCTTCAACGTTTCCAGTATAAGCTCCAACAACTGTTTGAAGTGAGCCTATAACAAATTGCCCAGTTAAGTTCAAAGCGTTTCTAGATAGCCAATCATTATAGCCTTGCGTTGCCCAGTTCATAAACGGAAATTTTCCAGCAATTAAACCGTTCTTCTTCATCATAGCCGTTATTATTTGTATATAAATAAGGTGTCATTTTGATAGACGCTCCGTGGCGTTGGAATACAAGAAAAATCAAATTCACAGCCAGAAGATTTGAACTTTTCATATTTATAAATATTACTACTTCCGTTATTATTAGAAGCTACTAAATAGCAATAAGGGAATGTAAGAAGCTTTTTATTTTTTGGCATATAACCGTCTAAAGCTGAAGGCTTACTAATTGTATAATTATAAATCAAAGGTAAATTAGAAGAATATTCATAAATAATGTCTGGAGCTGGAACTATAGAAATATCATTCCAGTTAATACAACTACGAGGAACAAAATACATATTAGTTATTGAATCTGTTCCGCCAGAATGAGTATTACTTGAAAAAGCTTGCAAAAGGCTAGTTAAATTAACATACGATTCGCAAACGTAAACTTTGCCATAAGTTGTAATTCCGTTTAAAGATGAAGTTAAATTTAAAACGTCATTTGGAAACTGACTTGTAGCGTCAACTGGCTTGCTAGCTGTAACTATTAAACACATGCTGTCAAAATTATCATAATAATCGTAAGTATTAACATAATATTCTCCAGTCTCAAGTCCTTCTGGAACAGTGTGTTCTCCAACTAAATCTGAATTAACGTGTTCACGTTCTACAAAGCATTTTTTATAAACAAAGTCAAATTGATAAGTCTGAAACACGTCAAGTTTAATTTGCACTTCTGTCATTTCATCATTAATATATATCATGTCCGTAATATAATAGAAGAAATATTTATAATTATATGGAACATTCTGAACTATCATATAATTATATTTTTCTATTGTATCAATAGGAGCTGGAAACCTAACTTTATAATCTTTTCTTTGGTAGCTTGAAGCTTCTAGAACAACGCCGTCTAAAGTGTTTCTAAAATAATCTACTTGCTGAACTCCGTCAGAAAATGTAATTTGATTTTCTTTTGTAACGTCAAAACGTACTAATTTTATATATGATTCTGGAGTGATAGCTGACATTATCTCTACCCCCTTTAACTTAAAAATAAGGAAGGAAGCTTTTCTTCCTTCCTTTTAGGAAATTAAAAATTAAGAACCAGCAACGCAAGTTACTGAAATTGTATCTGAATTTGTTCCGTCAGAAGCTGTAATTGTAACTGGTGTTGCATTAGCGTCAACGCCTGTAATTTCAACTTCTGTATTAGATTTTTTAGTTACTGAAACTACAGCTGGAGTTGCTGAAGTATAAGTAATTGTAACAACAGCATTTGGTGGAGTAATTCTTAAATAACGTGTTGCTTTCTTTCCTTCTTCAAGTTCAAAAGCTGTATCATCAATAAATTCAATTTTAGTTGCTGGAACTTCGGGCATTCCCGTTGCAAATACAACAGCATTAGCAAATAATGAATAACTATACATACGAGTGTCGTTAAGGTAGTAAGTCCAGCAGCGATTATTAGCATTGTAGAACTCATCCATTTCAAAATCTTGTTGTTTGATTCTGAACCAACGTTTGTCAGCAATCATTCCAACGATTGCACTTCCGTCATATGCTTTATGTCTAATTGTTGAACCGTCAGCTTGTTTTACATATTCCCAAACGTCAAAATCATTAACGCCAATAACGTTTCCTAAAAATTCAGTTTTGTCCATGTTAAAAGCTGAAGCAAGTACGTTTACATCAATGCAAGCTAGAACGTCATTTCTAACAAGCATAACAATATCTTCTTTTGGAGTATATGTTAAAATCTCGTTTCCATAACCGCCAACTTTTGCCCAAGCGTTATATGTAGAAGTTGGAGTTTGCATATTTAAGAATATTTTTCTAGCTTTTTCTATCATAGCTTTAGCTGTGTCTGCAGTAGTAACAGCTGAAATTACTTCAATTTGAACATTGTTTCCGTCATAAGCTGAAGCTACTAAATCTTTTGTCATATTGTATCTGTCAATATAAGCTCCATTATATAAAGCATTTGTAACTCCTTCAATGAAGGCATTTAATTCTGTCCAAGAAGTAAACGCATTTTTGATTTTAGCTCTTGTTATTGTAACAGGGTATTGAATATCTGAATTTACTTTGTGATATTGAACTTTTACGTCAGCTTCATATTTTGCAAGTAAGCCAGCAAAATCATCAACATTAAATCTACGTCCAACAATAGGGTTAATAAAGATTTCTTCACCAATAGAGCCAAGTGGAATTGCTTCACCTTCTAAAACAGCAAGTGGATTTCTGAATAATCTTATTTCTAATTGTGTATAAACGATTTTTTGAACAAGCTCTGAAACAAACTCATTCATAACTTTTGGAACTTCTAAAATAGGCGAAGCCCAAGTTCCAATGTCTGTTGTAGGCATGATTTCTTCAATATATTGAGCATATAAAGTATTATTATCTATTGAAGTTTCACGAATTTCATTTAAGGCTGTTCTTAAACCTTCTGGAATTGCCATTAATATCATCTCCTTTTAAAATTATTTGAAATGAAATTATCTTTTGAAGTTTCCTTTTTCATCAAAAGCTTCACGCATTGAATGATATTCCTTCTTTTTTGCTTCTTCTTTCTTTACTTCTTTAATAGCTGGAATCTGCAAAAGTAAATTTCCGTTCACTTTTTGCAATTTATCAATTGATGATTTTAAGCTTTCAATTTCTTTTTCTTTAGTTTCTAAATCATTGTTCATTTGTTGATTATCGGTTAGTAAAACAGCAACGTCATCTAAAATAAGATTTGCGGAATCATCTCCAATTTTGCTCTGCATTGATGAAATCTTATCTTCAAATTCTTTATATTTCATTTTCTTCATCTCCTATTATATAAAATATTATTGTAAACTTCAAGTAGTTTATTTATTCTGTTACTTTGATTTCTTCGCCAGAAATTGCGTTATATAATAATGTAAAATAATCATCTGAATAAATAAATACACTTAAATAATCTATTGTTTTTTGTTCTAGATTAAAGAACTTCTTAATTTCTTTTTTCTTTTCATCTATTGTTAATTCTTTATGAACTAATTTATCTTTAGTATTTAAGCCATTATAAAGTTTTTCTAACAAATCATTTCCGCCACTTGTAACAGCTCATATATTGAATTACTATATCTGAAAACAATGTTTTAGACTTAATAAAGTTGATTTTCTGAACGTTTTTCACATACTCTTTAAGTCTTATGAAATCTACAAAAGAATAATCTAAATCTACGTTTTTAGATTCTATTCCAGCAAGACTTCCTTTAGAAGAATATTGCCACATACAATATTTTGTTTTATCTATGTTTTCTTCTTTTGTGTTCCAGAAAGCAAGCCATTTTAAGTAAGGCTCTAATTTTTCCATATCTAGTCTATTTTTAAACCAGTCTTCACACGCATAAATAACTGGAATAAAACTTTTTTCAACTATTTTCTCACAAGCTCTTAATATTATGTTCGTAAGCATTTCTTTGTTAGGATTTCCATTCTTTTCTTTATAACCGTCTGAATCTTCCATATCTATGCAAAGCGGAAATGTAATATCTTCTTTAAATTCCATTATATTTTCTAAAAAGAAGTTTACTTCTTGAACAGCTTTTTCTTCATCTGTTGCATAGCTATAATAGTAAAAACCTATAGGAATGCCGTTCTTTATTGCGTCATTTGTATATTCTTTGAATTTTTTATCTATGCCAAATCTTCCATAAGTTGCTCTAATATATACAAAGTCCACTTGATTTTTTAACTTCTTAAAGTCTATTTTTCCATTAAATTCGGAAATATCTATTCCTTTTAATTTTTGTTCCATTACTTTTTGTCTCCTTCTTCTAGTTCTTGAGTATAAGTTTTAAATACTTTTTCCAAAAATGCTTGAAAACGTTTTGGAATCGGAAGCTTGCATTTTATCATATTCTTTAGAATTGATAAACTTTCATAAATAATAAAGAGCCATAAAAACATTGATGAAATTCCAAAAAATTCAATATTAATAGCTTCTCTTACTTCTTCTGGAATAAAGCCTATTAAATTAATCTTCATTATTATATCAATAGCAATAAAGAATATTACTGAAATTATCATTCCAAATTTACGAATAAGTCCGTCAATACCTACATTTGAATTGAATTTTCTCTCTCTAATTGCTCTTAAACAGCCAAATATTGAATCTAATATTACAAGTATTAATAAAACTTTTAACTCTGAACAATTATTTAAATATACTAAAAACGGCATAATAAAATCATCTCCTTTTATTTTATTATACCGCTATTTTTTAAATTTTTCTATATTATGAATTATGTTATCATCTTTAATAGTAAATTCTGTTTCTACAAGCTTAACTCCACCTTTAACGTGCTTAAAAACTAATTTTCCGCCACATTTAAAACCAGTTTTGAAATTCTCCCACGTTACAAAGTCATAACACTTTGAAGGAAGTCCTGCACACGTTATTTTAATTTCTCCGTCTATTTCTTCTATATAGCATTTCTGTCTTACAAATCTAGCTTTACTAAAGCTTGCTTCATGTTTCCATGCTCCAAGTTTGTAATCATCTATTTCACAAAATTGTTTAAGTTCTTCAATTCCTAATAAAGTATGAATTGAATCCGTATCTGAATAGATATATAAATCTTTTCCATATTTCTTTATTGAATAATCTTTTATAGCTTGCGAAGTTCTTATTGTCTTTTCTCTACTGTACGCTGTTATGAAACAGCCAACTGGAATATATAAACCTTTTTTCTTTTCTACTTCGCCAAGCTTATATCTTACTATTCCATTCTCCAAATATGGCTCTTTATTCTGAACTTCTAAAGAAGTTGCAAATTTACCATATAGAGCGTTTAGCATAAGTTTAGCAAGTGTTCGCTGTCCTTTATTCTTTTCTTTTGTTGCTTCTATTTTTCTAGAAATCCACTTATCTATATATGAAGAAAAGATTCCATTTATAGATTTGAATTTCCAGCCAGAAATATAATTTAAATCTGAAACTTCATATTGTTCAAAAAATAGTTTTAAGTCTACTGAAGTTAATGTTAAAATTACAATTTCTTCTCCAGAAGATTCAAGGTATTCATTTTCTCTAAAACGGAATCTATCATTTTTAATCTGAATCGTTGGAATCTTATTTTTCTTTAGCTTAAAAGAACATGAAATCATTTGAATGTATAAATCGTAAACTTTATCTTCTTTATATTTTCCTTCAAAATATACTGGCTCGCCGAATGGAAGTTTACAAGAAGCCATTGTAGAAGGGTATAAAGAATTTACGTCTAGAACAACACCGTTTCCTACTTCTTTTTCTTTATAAATAGGATTTAAATAAGTAAAGCCACCTTTATATGCTTTTCTTATTTCTAAATCTATATCTTCAGTAAGTTCTGGAAAATAATGCTGAAATTTATTTTTAGTTATGATATTAATAAAATCAAATAGAGCATTACTTCCGCTGTGTCATCTTATTTAAACCTTCAGAAAAAATAACTTTTAAAGCTTTAGCTACTATAATAACGTCATTTTTTATATAGTCTTTTTCTTCTTTTGTTAATCGGTGAGTTCTTGAACGTGGCTTCATATAATCAATTTCTAATTTTGATTCTTCTAAACCAAAAGCTTTAGCAATTTGTGAAACTGAAAACGGAATAATCTTTAGAGAATCTATTATTGTTACTTTTTTAGTGTGCTTTCCACTCTTTTTAAAATAGATAGTTATTTCATAAAACACTCCAAAATTAGAAATTAATGTTGTAAACGTTTTATCTTTTGCTTCTTTTCTATCTTTAACAAAAGTGAAGCCAGAATTTAAGAGTTCAGAAATAATAAATTCTCCGTCAAATTTTAGATTATGAAAATAAAATGTAGAGCCAGAATTTTTTTCTAGAAAATTCATAAAAGAAGAAATATCATTTTCTATAATGATATTTTCTTCATTTCCAATTTCACAGCACGCCCACGCCCAAACAAAAGATTCAGCTTCTAGCCAAACCGCTGTTTCAAAGTCCGCTGTAAACTTCTTCACATTTTATTCACCTTCTTCAATATCTATATCTTCTGTTTCTATTCCAAGTTCGGAAGCTACCTGCCCAAGTATTAGTTCAGCTTGTTTTGAATCGTACATGAATTTTATATCTCTAATATACTCGCCATAACTTAAAGA